TCTAACGCCTCACTGTATGTAGGCTCAGCTCCATCTTCTTCAAAGGATTCATCTACCTTCCACATTAACTCAGACAAGTCTTCGTCACTAACCCCTTGTACATCAGAGTTATATAAAGCAGAGATTAGATAGCTTACGTTGTAGATAATAACATTACTTACCATCTGGTCTAGCTCTCGCTCGTGATACTGATACCATGTAGGAACTTCAGTCTTACCTTCAGCCCATAACTCTTTCATCTTACCCATTATCATTCTCCTGTTCTTGTATATACATTAGCCTATCATCAAAGGCATCCCACATCTGATTGGTTATGAAGTAAGTCAAGGCATCTAAATCCTTGAACTCCCTACCTGTATCAACGTGTATAAACTTCACTCCTTCTTTATCATACTCAGGATACTCTTCCACTATCTGGTCTTGTACCATCTGTTCCATTGGTCCTAATCTCATAACATACTCCTATTAATAATGTTGATTCATCTTAGCACCGTGTACCTTGATGAACATATCACTGACATACTGGTCAATGTCTGACCACTGTGTCTCCCATTCTTTACCCAGCTTAGCAATGTCTTCTTCAACAGTTGAATGTACACTGAATAGGTTATCAGCTAGTATCATTCTAGTAGCTGACTGTTCTACTACCTTATCTAAGTAGTCTCTTTGCTTCTTATTAAACTTCATAATAATCTCCTAATAATCCCAGACTAATCTCACTCTGTTTGATGCGTCCTCGCTTTGCTCAGACTAATCCAACCACCTACCTACCAACTATAAAAGATAGATAGACAATCATAATTAAATACTGAACAATAAAAAGGGAGCTATTAACTCCCTAGATTAATTACTTCTTAGCGAAGCGTGCTTTAGCTTGAGCTACTAAGTCTGTTGAGCTTTTAGTAACCTTACCTTTAGGTACATAGTCTGGATAAACAGCTACGATTTGCTTAACAATCATACTACGTTCCTCTTTCCATTCATCCATTTGAGCTTCAGCTTTAACTAACTCTTGCTCCCAATCCCCTAACTTAGGAGAAGATGATTCAGGATTAGATTCTAATTCTTTAATCATCTTAGACTCAAACTCTTGAGCCTTATCTAAATTTAATTTATAGAAGTAATCACAAGTTGATACATTGTTTTCAGCGAGTCTCTTAGCGATGAAGGGATTAGACGCTTCGTTAAATGTAATTTCTGTTATTTGTTGGGTTGCTTTAGTTTTCATTTGTTTATCCTTTTATTGATTTATAAGTTGTCCTAAGACATTCAAGAGAGAACATGCCAACGGTTCTTAAGTCAACCTAATGACCGCAGGTGTGCGTAAGAAGACACAACATAAGATTAGAGATGTTAACAATAGACCAACAACTGAAGACCTCTAAACGAGGATTATTAGGTTGACTTAAGGTTCTTGGTATGTTTGACTGCCGAAGGGCTTAGGACAGCTTGTGAATCAAGGATAAACAAAGGAAAACTAAAGCTACAAATAACATAAATTACCGAAGCGTCTAATCACCGCTAAGTGACTGAAAACAACTGTATCAACTTGAGATTACCTCGTCCTCCTAAACACCTATCCTCCTAGATTAAGTGTTTGAGTCTAAGATGATTAAAGATATCTAATCGTTAATCATCTCTAAGTTAGGGGATTGAGAGCTAAGTTAGTAGCTTAAGTTCTTATGGATTAATTGATAAGGAACAGTATGATTGTTTAATCGGTTTATCCATGTACCTAAAGGTAAGGTTACTCAACATACTTAGTAGCCAAGCTTGCTTGCTACAGAAGTACTAGGGTGTTAATAGATACCTGAATATGAAGTGTTTAATCAATATAAACAATAGTATTCAATAGTCTAATGATTGTCTATCACTTAATCATTNATTCAAGGATACTACGATTACTACAGACACTCGGGTATCTACTGCTCCCTTAGAACCACTACAGGGGGGNCCCGTGAGGTGAGTCAGACTGTAATATTAACAATCATAATCAGACGAGAGAAGAATCCGAGCTTTAGCGAGGGTTCTCTGAACGTAGTGAATAGGGTTTGGGTTTATTCAATTAATTAATGAGATATAGATATAAGTGTGGATAACTATGTGGATAACTAAGGTAANNCTGTGGATAACTAACTCCGTGGTATTATTTAAGACAATTAAAGGTGTTTTAGCTTTACTTTATCTTGTTTATCAGCTACAATCAAAGCGTAGTTTAACTACTTAAGTTAACACGAGTTCTGAGGACACCTCCACTACCCTCCAAGAAGTAACTATTAGACTATCCTTCAACTGCTTCAGTTAATCTAAACGATTACTAAAGGCGGAGACAGAGAAGAAGACACTCAAATTCGTATTCACTTAAGTACAAGACACTTAAGTCTGGGACACTTAAGTTACTTAAGTCCAGAACACATAGGTCTAGGACACTTAAGTTACTTAAGTAACCATAACTATGTTTATTATGTTTAACCTATATGGAGAATTAAACAATGGCTAGAATGAAGAATGTCTCTACTAAGGTAGATGATAAAAGAAAGACTATGCCTCACTTGGTAAAGAAAGGTCAAGTTCTAAACCCTAAGGGAAGACCTAAAGGTTCTGTTAATAAATACACTCAACTTGCTAGAGAACTCTTAAGNTCNAGNGGAGAAGAGATTGTTGANGTTGTCATTGCTAAGGCTCTTAAAGGTGATGTTCATTGTCTTAAGATGTGTATGGATAGAATTGTTCCTGCTCAGAAAGCTGTAGAGATTAAACACACTAAGTCTGAGGATGGTCTTATTATTAATGTTGGGACCTCAGCTCAGATTGAAGAGATGGCTAAAGATAAGGTTCTTAAGAATCCTAAGACTAAGAGAGATGATGTTGTCATTGCTGAGTTAGTTGAAGAAGATAACTAATGGGTACTTTGAATGTTGAGCTACATCCTGCTCAGTTAGATATATTCAACTCTAAAGCTAGATTTAAGGTTGTTGCTGCTGGAAGGCGCTTTGGTAAGAGCCGTTTAGCTGCTTGGATTCTACTTATAACTGCTTTACAATCTACATCTAAGGATGTCTTCTACATTGGTCCTACCTTTCAACAAGCAAAGGATATTATGTGGAATATGTTAAAAGACTTAGGTGGAGACTTGATTGCTGATGCCTATGAAAACACAGCTCGTTTAACANTAACTAATGGTAGAAAGATATTCCTTAAAGGTTCTGACAGACCTGATACCTTACGTGGTGTTGGTCTNGCTTATGTTGTTATGGATGAGTACGCTTCAATGAGACCTGATGTCTGGGAGATGATTATTCGTCCTACATTAGCTGACGTAAGAGGTGGTGCTATGTTTATTGGTACACCTGCNGGTAAGAATCACTTCTATGACTTNTANATGGAAGCTAAACANGATGATGACTGGGAGGTCTTCTCTTATAACTCTACTGATAACCCTTATATACCAGAAGATGAGATTGAGGCTGCTAGAAAGTCTATGTCATCTATGGCATTTAGACAAGAGTTCGAGGCATCCTTTGAAACATTCTCTGGTGGTATCTTTAAAGAGGAATGGTTCTTACAAGGTACTGAACCTGAGGAAGGAAACTACGTTATTGCTGTAGACCCTGCTGGTTTTGAATCTTCTGAGAAGGAAAGGGGACTTAAATCATCGAAATTAGACGAAACGGCTATTGCTATTGTTAAGGTTGATAGAGATAAGTGGTGGGTTAAAGATATTATGCACGGAAGGTGGTCTATTAAAGAGACTGCTAACAAGATTCTTAAAGCTGCTGCAGTAAATGAGGCTACTACAGTTGGTATTGAGACTGGTTCTTTGAAAAACGCTATCATGCCGTACCTAGAAGATGAGATGAGGTCCAATGATAGGTTTATTCACATCGATGAACTACGTCATGGTGGTAAAAAGAAGTCAGAACGTATCACTTGGTCACTCCAAGGACGTATGGAACACCAACAAATCACCTTTAATGAGGATAAAGACTGGAGATTCTTCATATCACAGATGCTAGATTTTCCTTCACGTCTTTCACACGATGACCTGTTGGATGCCTTGTCCTATATAGACCAAGTGTGTATTGCAGACTTCGCCCACTCTATACAATTTGATGAAGAATGGGAACCTGAAGACGTTATTGCAGGTTATTGATTAAATTAGCTGATTGTTACGTTTACTTTATGTTATATTACGCCTAAATTCCTATGGAAATCAATGACTTATGTTCGATAGTAAGGAAACAAAGTATCAAGCCCTAGCTTCATGGCTGAATCATCGGTTAGAAGGTTGGCGTACTCACCGTGATATTAACTACGTTACTCAATGGGATGAATACTACAGACTTTGGCGTGGTATGTGGCTGCAATCAGATAGAACTAGAGAATCTGAGAAGTCTAGAATTATTTCCCCTGCTCTACAACAAGCTGTTGAATCTTCAGTTGCTGAATTAGAAGAAGCTACCTTTGGTCGTGGTAAATGGTTTGACATTCAAGACGATATGTTAGACCAAGACCCTTCAGATGCTGAATATGTACGTAACTTACTACAAGAAGACCTAGAAAAGACTGGCGCTAAAGATGCTATCTGTGAAGTCTTCTTAAATGCTGCTATCTACGGTACTGGTATTGGTAAGATTGTAGTTGAACAGAATATCGAGCGTTCTCCAGTTGAAGTTCCTGTTGAAGGTACGATGACTTCTACTCGTCAACTAACTGAAAGACCTTCTATTGATGTAAAGATAGAACCTATCTCTCCTAAGGAGTTCTTAATTGACCCATCCGCTAATTCAATCAATGATGCCCTTGGTGTCGCGCATGAAGTCATTAAGCCGAGGTATCATGTTGTTGATGGTATTAAGTCTGGTATTTATCGTGATGTTCCCCTTGATGGTGATTATGATACTGTACGCTTTGGCTTCGACCCTGAAACCAAAATGGCTGATGAGTCGGATTCAGTAAAGATTACAGAATACTGGGGCTTAGTGCCTAAGAGATTCTTAAAAGCTAGTAACGATAAAGACGACTTTGAATATACTAAAAAAGATGAGCTAGTCGAAGCTGTCGTTACTCTAGTTAATGATGAATATATCCTAAGGGCTGAAGAAAATGCCTTTATGATGATTGATAGACCTTTCATTGCATACCAACACGACATAGTTCCTAACAAGTTCTGGGGTAGAGGTGTGTGTGAGAAGGGATATAATCCACAAAAAGCATTAGATGCGGAAATGAGAGCTAGAATTGACTCACTTGCGCTAACAACTACACCTATGATGGCAGCTGACGCTACTAGATTGCCTAGAGGTGTCAAGTTTGAGGTTAGACCTGGTAAAACAATACTAACGAATGGTTCACCACGCGAAGCTTTAATGCCTTTGGACTTGGGAACCACAGACCAGAGTACATTTACTCAGGTCGCCTCATTACAAAACATGATACAGATGGGAACTGGCTCTGCTGATGTCGGTACTGCTGATAGAGCTACCTCTTCAGGTATGTCTATGGCACAATCTGCCAGTATCAAGCGTCAAAAGCGTACATTAATGAACTTCCAGAACACTTTCTTAATCCCAATGATTAATAAATCAATGTGGCGTAAGATTCAGTTTGATGTTGAGCGTTACCCTGTTAATGATTACAAGTTCATACCTTATTCAACTATGGGAATCATGGCTAAAGAGTTAGAAATGACTCAGATGGTACAAATGTTACAAGCTATTCCTAAAGATTCACCTGCTTTTAATGTAATCTTACTTGCTATGATGCAGAACTCCTCTATTCATAACAGAGACCAGATTGTTAATTCCCTTATGCAAGGTAGTCAACCTAATCCTGAGCAACAACAGATGCAAGAGTATCATCATCAACTACAGATGCAACAAGCTCAAGCAGATATTGCTAAAACTCAAGCTGAAGCTGAAGAAGAGAAAGCTAAAGCTTCTAAATGGTATGCAGAAGCTCAAGAACTTGCACCTACTGAGATTAAGATTCAAGAAAAGATACTTAAATTACAGAAAGATTCTATTGCATTAGAGAAAACTAAAGCTGATATTCAGAATAAGAACTCTGAGACTGCTAGAAATGTACCAGAAGTAGAGCATTTGAAGTCAGAGACTATATTAAACATGGCTAAAGCTCGAGAAGCAGCAGCTAAGACACCTATCATAGGAACTTATCAATGAAGACAGATGAAGATTTCTTAAAAGACAGATTAGAATTATTTCAGCAACCTGGTTGGTTAGACTTGATTGCTGAATTACACGGAATTGAAAGTAGTGTACGAGATATCGACACTATTAACGATGAGAAAGACCTTTGGCATGCTAAGGGTCAGTTGCAACAACTAGGCTTAATTTTAAGTTTGGAAAGTGCAACTACAATAGCGATGGATAACTTAGAAGACTAAACCCATCATTAAATAACTTCATAACCCTACGGGGCGGAGACTAGAAAATGAGTATAGTAGTAGATACGCCATCAGAAGGCGGGGAACAGATAACAGAAACACAGGAAGTAACACAAGAGGTTCAGCAAGAAGTTTCAGCAGAACCAAACTATGAGCCACCTGCGAAGTATGCTGGGAAGACGTTAGAAGATGTGATTGGAATGCACCAAAATGCCGAAAAGGTATTAGGTAAACAAGGTCAAGAGGTAGGGCAACAGAGGCAAATGATACAACAGCTTCTTAATGCTCAATCTCAAGCAAGTCAAACTACTGGAGTAACAGAAGAGCCTGCTAATTTTGAGGATACTTTCTACGATGACCCTGCTAAGGCAGTAAATTCAGCGATAGAAAATCACCCTGAGATTCGCAAAGCGAAGGAAGCTAACATGAGAAGTATGCAAAGTGCTAACTTGTCTAAATTAGAGTCTACTCATCCTGATTTCATGGATGTTGTAGGTGATAAGAGCTTCCAGAAGTGGGTGGGAGAGAGTGGTATTCGTACCGAGCTATTCCGTAGAGCAGATGCTACTTATGATGTTACTGCTGCTAATGAGTTAATTGGAACTTGGAAACAGATTTCAATGATTGATAAGACTCAAGAAGTAAAAGAGCAACAGAAGAAGTCAAGGCAGAAAGCAATGCGACAAACTAGCTCAGAGACTCGCTCTTCAGGCGATGCTGTTGGTGGTAAAAAGATGTATCGTAGGACTGATTTAATCAACCTACAAATTAGTGACCCAGGAAAGTATGCTGATTTATCAGATGAGATAACTCAAGC